CAATGTTTCTTGACCAGCAGAAGTGTTACCAACCTCATCAATCTGTTCTGCTTCTTCTAAACCTGGAAGTTTATCAATTAGTTCTTCCATAAATTGTTTGTAAGATTTCATCTCTACTCCTTCTTTCTTTATACGATCAGCTTGCAGTTTTGCTGCGATTGCCATTTGACGACGCTTCTCGGCACTCTTGCCTGCAAACTGGGGAGCATCAGACTTTTGAAAATCTTTAATAACATCTCCCATCTTAGTTGTAGCAACATTTATCTTTTCATCAATTTCTTCAACTTCTTCGTTTGCTTTCATCTTTTTCATTTTGTCAACTGCTTTATGTACACCTTTATCTCTAGTACCAGGAGTCAACAGAGCAACACCTCTATTACCACCTTTCCCAGGAAGATTTTCAGCCTTTGCTTTATCTACATAACTACGCAGAGTTCCATGACTCAGTTCATCAATCTGTTCTTCAGCAATTTCTTCTGATTCTTCTTTACGAAGAGCACGACCAATTGCTTTGTTATGCGCTTGTGCAGTTTTGTGTTCTGGTGAGGCATCTGGTACTGGGTTATTTAACTTGTACCTCGAGCCACGAGAAGCATCCATCATCTTACGCTTAGTTGCATTTTCTTGGTTACGCTCATCTAGTTCTTCAGCTTCTTTAACATCCTCCTTCATGCCTAGATCTTCTTTGCGAAGCAGTTTAAAGTCATGCTTATCTAACTTACCATTCTTGTTCTTATCAAGTTTATGTTGCTTACCTTTAAGCATTTCCGAAAAGGATAACATTATTCTACTCCTTTAATATGTGATCTTAACATCCAACCATGTTTCTTATGAATATCTATTCTGCCTGCAACATAGTCAGCAATTCCTTGCTCTTTCTGAGCTGTTGCAATCTCGAATAACTTATTTAGACTATCTATTACTTTTTCATTAGCGTCTACTAGGTTAGAGATCATTTCAGCACAACTAGCTGGTTTAACTGAATCTTCATCAATCATCTTATAGTTGTATAATTCCATAAGACTGATTGGGGCGTACACTCCTAAAATTCTTAATCTTTCTGCATACTCGTCTATCGAAGCATACACATCTTCATAGATATTACCAAAAAAATTATGGAGCATAGCGAACCTATCGCTTTCCACATTCCAATGATATGAGTGCGCTTTAAAATACATAACGAAATTGTTCGCTAGTGCTATTCTTAATGCCATTAATAATTCATCCATAATTAGCAGTCCCAAGCTCTACGAGACCAATAATTTGCGCTGGTCTTATCAGTTGTATTACCCTGTCCAGCAGAACGTGCGCAATAGTTCTTTTTACGTCCAGGTATGTGTTTTTTAATAGAAAGGTTTTTATCACCAAAGTTTACTTTCTGCGCTTTACCATCTCCATCTGGATCAACATATACTTTTGACTTCTTAACATCACCAGCCATTGGTTTGTTCAGTGGAACTGTTTTTCCTTTGTATGTTGCTTCTTCCAAGTCTTCATCTTCTTTTACGCAGTTGGGCACCATTCTGTCGCCTTTCTTCTTAAGACCAATTTGTTTGTAACCTTGCCAACATGCTTCGTAAATTTCCTCATCTATATCTTCGCCAAACATTGCACGATATTTTTTTGTATGCTTTGACTCTTTCGTTTTCGCAGTTGCATCACCAGGAGCAGGTTCATATGCTCTTGGGTCGCTGTCGCTTAATTTATCTTTTTCTTTCCAGTGTGCTGCTCTTGCTTTTGCTGTTGCTGCTGATAATCCTGCTACATATTTTTTCGGAAGACCAGACTCTTTGTCTTTCTTAACTCTTGGTAGATCGCTTGTGTCTCCCTCAAGAATTTCTTCTTCACGAAGATCTTTATCCGCTCCGTGGTATGTTCCCTTACCTTTTGTGATATAAGAATTTACACGAGCCATACCCCACTGTTGTGGAGTTGTTCCTGGACGATGTCCTGAGTTCCATGCTGCTACACCACGACGATAAACTTTACGCAATGTTCCAATGGAGATTCCAGACTTCTCTGCTTTGGCAGCAAGTCCAGCATCTGCTGCTTCATCTATTTCTTGATACTCTTTAAATGAAATCATTTTCTAATCCTATCTCTTTCTAGCCTACGAACACGAGGAGCCATACGCATAGCAATTCTATTTAAAACTGGCTTCATTCTTTGAATTCTTTGCTCTAATCTTTCTTTTTCAGCGACTGAAAGTTTACTTACGGGTTTTCTAGCAAATCTTTGTTTCAATGCTTTGATTGCCATTCTTCTTGCTCTGCGATTAATCGTTTGAGTATTAGAAGTTTTCTTCAAAGCAATTGAAAGGCGACGCTCACGTTTCGCTTCTGTTCTTCTAAATCTTGCTCTTGCTTTAATTCTTTCTAAACGAGATAGAACTTCCATCAGCGCTGCTTCTTTTACTGGGTCATCATCTAGTTCTACTTCCTCGCCAGTATCATCATCGATAACTGCGAGTTCATTATCGTCATAGCCATGCTCCATAATGTCTTCGTCAGTCATGCTATTTACCATAGCATCAATTTCCTCATCAGAAATTTCTTCGAAGTCTTCTTCGTCTTCTGGAAATTGAGCATCAGCATGTAAAGGTAATGCGTTGTTATTAACGTCTTCCTCATCAATAACTCTTTGCGCCCATGTTTCTTCATTCTCTAAAACTGGCACATCTAACTCATCTTCTTCTTTTAATCTGTCATAAGCACGTTGAGCAGTAGCAGCATTCTTTCTTACTGTCTGTAGATCTCTCTTTGAGACATCTGGCTCTAATCTATTTTTATCGTCTGCTTTAATTAATCTATCTGTAGCACGTTTCTGAACTTTAGCCAACATCTTTTGACCTTTAGCAGTATTACCAACTTCATCTAAATTTTCTTCGCCAAGTTGATAGTTGCGCTTCATCTTTCTTAGATGATCTTTCTTATGAAATTCTCTGAATTTTAAAATGCTCTGCATTTCGTCTTCTTCTTTTAGTTTAGACTGTAAAAGTTTTTCATCATAATTAATACCAACCTCATTAGCTAATTCTAGCATTCTTTTTACTATGTTAACTGATTCTGGATTAAGTGCTTTGCTCTTCAATTTTCTTAAAGCAGTATTGACTAATTGATCAGGATTTGACATTGACTCTGGGTTCTCAACACCCAGCATCGATGCGATAACTCTGGCAACTTTAATCTTGTCGTTTGGCTTAAGAGTTTTGCTTGTTAGTGGATGACCTTCTTCTTTTTCTTTTAGAACTGCACCTCTAGTGCCTTTAGAGAAATCATATTCGTCTTGCATATCGTCCCCTCTAATTTGGAAATCCTCAGCAACTTGAACTTCATGGATCCACTTAGAATGTAATGAACCATCTTCAGCTTTCACTAGAAGATGGTTAGATCCACGTTTTACAATAGATAAAAATTCTTCATTACATGTAACGGTATCACCTACATTAAAGATCTCTCCTCTAAAATACTTTTCTCTTAGTTCATCAACAACAATATTCAAAGATTCTTTAACTGGTTGAAGACCTGACGCTTTTCTCAGTTCGTTCATTAAACGACGAGCATCTAAATCAGTAATTGTATGCGGTAAACCTGTTTTGAATAGTTTAAAGTCGCCCTTCTTAGCAGCTTCTCTCATCTTAGTTCCAGACATTCCTGATGCATTATCAGCATCTGGATCTCGTTCACCAGCGGAAACTACTTCAATCGATTCAAAGTTAAAGTCTTTACCATTGTAATTGTTCAGTATTCTTTTATAATCTGCTATGCGATCGCTTCCTGCGACCATAACAATATGCTTATACTTTTTGTTTAGAGCAGCAGCAACTTCCATGAAAGTTCTTTGCTCATCGTTAGCTGCAGCGAAATTCATACCTGGAAACATACGCTTCAGGTAGTATACTTTTCTCTCTACTGCTAGGGGATTCTTCTTAGCGTCCTGAGTTCTGGAAGCGTAAATGACGTGATCGGCTGTAGCCTCAGCGATCTTTTTGACTGTTTTTACAAGAAGCTCGTGACCTATCGTTGGTGGCTGAAAGCGACCAAAGGCGAACACGATTTTCTTCGGAGGCAATCCCTCCATTAACTGTTTAAACTTTTTCATCATTACCCATCTACAAAACTTGCAACTACTGTTATTTATATCATTTTTATCTTTGCCAACCCTTTATAACGTCGGCTGAGAAGTTCGCTTTAGAGAACTCCATACGATTAACTATCTTAACTGCACCACCTGTTAGGTGGTCAATTGCTACGAAACCTTCTACTCCAGTAACTTTAAATCCATTGGAAGTCTTAATGAAGGTGGAAATATGACCAGCCTGATTCATCTTGGAAACTATCTGGTTCTTTATATCAGTAAGCATATTAGCGATATCGAATATCTTGACGATCTCTCTCTTATCATGATTAGCGAAGAAAGCCATAATCTTCTTACGTTTTTCTTCCTGAGCGGACTTACCTTTCTCCGTCTTTTTAGAGTCGATCTCTTTCTGGAATTTGTCGTGGATATAATTAAACAATCCAGTAACATGGGAGTTAGTATCTGAGATTAACTCTCCAGAACGGATCTTAGTATTGTTATAGGTTTTGACCTGCATTAAAAGGTCAGGATCGTTTGAGATTGCGTTAAGAGTTATCGCATTCATAGACTGGAACAAAGAACCGACAGTTGATAGCTGAGAAGTTATATGATCAGTTTCCGCTTTAGTAAAAGTAGCAGTTCCTGAGTAATCTTTGTAATTAGCATCGTCCATCCAAACAGAAGGGGGATGACTAAACTTTGATACGATAGATTGACCGAAAGATGCGGTCATCGTATCAAAAGATTTTCCAGTGTAGGTTGTATGCCAGACGACTCCAATTTTAGCACTACGAATTTTACGACCCAAATCGCTATTATAAGGAACAGCATAGACAATAGTATTAGGATGAAAGGATATATATTTCTCACCATCGATAGTTTCGACTTTCTTATCATCGGTGAACATCAAGTCGCCTTGATAAACACCAGACTTAATTCCGAAATTCTTAAATTCTCTTAGAGCAACTTTTAGTTTAGCTGCTAGATCGCCGTCAGTATCAGCATCAATATCTGCTGGTGTTTTGTAAACTTTTGGGTCTTTATTGAAGACACCCTTCTTTGCTACGAAGAACTTTCCATCGCGTGGATCAATACCAGCAAAGATTGCTGGAGCACCATCCCATTTAACTGTAGTTGTAATTTTAGAATTAGAATGACCAGCTAACATATCGCGAAGATCGCGTAAGAAATTAATTGCTTTGCGTGTTCCCGCTACACCTTCATTGAAGACCAAGTCTTCAAGATGTTCCATGTGAACATTCTTTTCTTCTTTGATATAGTCTTTTAGATTTTTCATCTTATTGTTTTTATTCTTCCGTCAGGATATGCGAAGTATGCTTCGAACTTAACGCTAGGGAATTCTGTTTTCAACTTTAAGAATTCTTTAAGATTGCTCATAGCATCATCAAACAATCTTACCTTAGTAAATAAACCTGCTTTTAGATAGTTGCGAATAATAATCGCTTTCTTGAACGCAGGTATAAACTCACCACTAATGTTTCCAGCACGTTCAACACGAACTTTGTCAATGTCGAATCCATGTTTTCTAAAAGTCGCTAGGAACTTTTCTTTGTCGTCAAAGTTTGCTCTAGCAGTAACAATGACAACTTTACTTAGAGGATTTTTCTCTGAGTTCTTTAGGATTATCTTTGCCTTTTCTAACATTCTGGCAATAGGGTTTGACTCAGTATAAAACTTATGCGCATCGCGGAACTCAGAAAAGTCGAACGATTCACCAGCGCCCAACTTGTAAGTATTGAACTCGTTGTTTGTTAACTTTTTAATAACAGTTCCGTCTTTAACTACGGCGATTTGAGCAGTGGTATGAAACAGAGTATCATCGATATCGAATATCGAAAGGCTACCTCCGCTAGTCTCTTCAGTTATGTATTCTTTAAACCTTATCATACTTTTATTATACCCCAACCTTGCATTAAAGTAAAGCGATATTTTGTATTCCCCTACAGGCTGTAGGGTTAATAATTTATTATCTTTCTGTTGCGTTTATCTGTAAAACATTAGAGTTGATTCTACTTTTATATGATGCCAGCGCACGTGTTCCTGCGTATCCAGGAATTGATTTTCTCGTTGAATCGTTTCGAATTAAAAACCACACTTTCTTGTCGGCTGGCACATCAGATAACTTAGTGATTACGCTTGAAGCTGTAATCGTTAAACAATTTGTCTTACCATTAAACTGGAACTCAGTCCCATCAAATGTTCTAGTGACAACACACCCATGTCCTAATATGTCGCTACCAAAAATAACATCTGTTGCTTCTTGTTGAGTTGCTTCAACTCCAATGTTTGGACTAATCTTAACAACACCACCGCCAATACCCTGAACTGATACTTTATTTTTCGCAACCTGTTCTGTTAGATACTTTGTTGCGTTATCTTTCCAAAGATTATCAGCAGATTCCCAGTACTCGGCATTATCTTTCTTTAGTGAAATTGGATATTTTATTGAACCAGACATAACTAATAGATCAGCTTTCTTCCTTCCTGCCGTGTCTGCACCAACTTGCTTTGCTAAAGTTGCATCTTTACAAATAAACTTATGCGTCCCATCTGTGAATAGAACATCACAAGTTCCGTACTCTTGAATGACATAGTTAATAGCCTGAACTAGATTTGCCTCATTCTCAACACCAGCAGATTTAGATCCTTGAGCTGATAGTGGTTTTACTCCAACTCTAAATTGGTCAACATCAATGTGCCCCATAGAGCCACCAAAGTTTCTTGAGGGATTCTTTTTACCACCAAGTTGATTTATTAAATTATTGAATACGGTTGCTCTACTATCGTTCGTTAAAACGAAAATTGAGCGAGCATCTTTATCTTTAATGTCTTTGTAGCCTATCTTATTGAGATAGTCTTTTAATGCTTTCAAGTTTGCAAATCTAGCAGCCATAATTTCTCCAAAATAAGTATCAATTATACTATTTAGGAATTATTCAGCTAGGAACTTTTCGTACTTTACGTGCCAGCGGTAGACTTCTTTGAGTAGAATCTTTAGAGTTTCATTGTTACGAAAATCGTAATCGAAAGTCTTAAAGATATCAGTTAGAGTAGGAGAGTTAGAACGATCACGACACTCTAACAACAGATCGTGAATATCTTTATTTGGTTTCTTATATTTGTAGTCTAGATAAATGCAGTGGGCATAGGCTTGAACCTCATCATAGCAGCTGTGATACTCACGCATCTCGTCTAGTTTTGCGCTATGAGTTCTCTTCCACTTATAATATCTTCTGCTTGGTTCCTCATCTCTACGCTCATATTGCATAAAATGGATAAGTTCATGCATTAGAACTTGGATGTATTTGTATTTAAATCTTTCCCAAGAGTTATCGCTAAATTTAAAGGTGTCAAACTTGTTTGTGTAAATTTGTATCTCACAGCGTTTGTCCCAGTATTCTCCACCTACAGCGATATACTCCTGCCAAAATTTCGCTTTAGATTTGTTCTTGATAAACTTAACAGAAGTTCTCCACTTCTTTGAATAATTTATCAACCCTTGAGTATCGTTTTTATATTTGTCTAAATCTTTCCATACTTTTGATGGGATGAGTTTGGCTCTGAACGGACGCTCATAAAAATTGAGCATTCTGATCCAGTCAAAGTTGCAAGTTTCTAGGAAGTTCATACTACTATTATACCTAGAAAATCCTTGCAAGTCAAACGGAGAAGGAATCCTCCAGATATGCAAGAACTTTCTGCTGCTCCTCTAAGTTAGTATTTACAAACTCAGTAATATAGGGCATCAGTTCAAAGTTTGCCAGTAGATTACTATATTTAGTTTCTCTACCTTTTAAGAAAGTTTCAGACTGGTCTGATCCCCTCTCTTTGTATCTATCTCCTAAAATCTCCTTTGGAACTTTTAGAAAAAGAACCCTCAAGTCGGTATTGGGAAGAGCAGAACAGAATTCTAGGAAAGACTGATTGAAAATTCGGTCACCCTCAAACAAGATATTAGAGGTGCATTCCATCACGAACTCTTGCGCTGTTGGTTGAACAGCCATACTTAACCGATCAGTTCCTGCAAAAGTTTCGCCTTCTTCATATTTACCAAGGATGTACAGATCTAGTTCTTTATTATAAAGCGCAGGGAGAAGTTTCTTGGGCTCAACAAATTCCCATTCTTTATTCTCCATAAATTTTCTAAACAGAGTAGTCTTACCAGTTCCTGGCGATCCACCCACTGCTACAATCTTTCTCATAAAAATGCCTCCAAGCCAATTGGCTTAGTTTTAATATCGTCAAACATCCATTCTAGTCTCATGATTCTACCTGAATCAACAAACAAAGAAAAGTTCTCTTTGTTAATTTTATTTCTTCCCGTAAGTTTTGGATCGAGTGTTTCATTTCTTGCTTGCCATAGAACATCCCAGTCAATACCATACCACCCATCACCCTCAGCCACTTGAATCTCTTCAGATTGCCTATCAAGATAATAACCAAGATATCTTCCATGATGCTCTCTAAAGATTTTCTTAAATGAGCATAAGCAAGTTTCCATTGTGAAGAAATCAACAAGGTGCGCTATCTCGGCGAACCTATCTTTCGTTTCCTCCACAATCTCCCTTGCTTGTGATTCAAGTCTCGCATAATCTCCTGCAGACAGTTTTCTGTCCAGATCGTCATCTTGCCCAATGGCATAAAGAAGTCCATTACGATGAGAGCGAGAGCCATCATAATCATTAAGCATGAGGCTAGTAGGATTAATCCGAATGCCAGCAGTATGCTTAAGATGCTGAAGATAAAACCAAGTGGAGTAACGACCAAACTTATGAAGCCCACTTTTAATGCTGCTCCACAAAGCCTCAAAGTTTGCTTCCTCATTATCTCCATAGTAATTCTCCAATGCCTCTCGTTGTGTTTTATCTCCAATAAACTTTCTATACGAAGCAAACATTTCTGGGAGATGACCCTTGTTCCATTTCGTATCAGTCTGATATCTTAATTTAGGATAATTAGCAGAGTTCCATAATTTCATTCTATCGTATGTTGCTAATTCAAAATCTGGAAACTCATTCTTCAGAACCCAAGCAGTTGGCATTTGATACGTGTTACCATATAACCAACAAAGCCAAATTCTCTCTTCATCATTATGTTCATATCTTGAGTTCAAATAGTTTGTGAGCCAAATGGCTGGATCGCAGTCATTGTGTTTTAATGACCACGCATACCATCGAATAAATGCCTCACGTCTATTTTCTTTAGAACGGTAATCTAGCGACATTCTTAAGTTCTTTTCTAAGTTCTTCACGCATAGAGTAAAAATGTTTATCTACGAGTTTTAAGTTTTTATATTTAACATCGAAAGCATCAGTATTTGCGCACCAGTGACTGAAGTTAATCCTTGGAGAATTTCGATCAAGCATATCAAAAATCTTAGCATTAGGATTTAACTTATCCGTGTCTGTGAACATAACGTATATACACTTACCTGTATCATTACATAATCCACTGCTAATCAAGATTGGTTTTTCTTTGAGGAATTGTTGTTTCTTGCTTGGAGCTTTTTCAGTATTAGGAGCAAAGGATGCTTCACAAAATAACTTCTTTGAATCATTAACAGTTTCAGTTTTAATTTCAACTGGACGATTCTGTTTAGTCATGCCGTCCCAACCATGAATCTTACCATCATTACCAAGTCTATACTTTTCTCGTATAAGAGTTTCCATAAACTTACCACCCATACCATGAGTAGTCAAAACTTCTATGGCAAGGTTGATAGTCATTTGCTCACAGTCGCTGTATTCGCTTATGTTTTTATCAGAGAACACATAGTCACAGACAAGTTTATAATGCGGTTTCATAATGTATTATTCAAGAGTTTATAGTAAGTATATTATACCATACTCTTGAATGAAAGGCAAGGTATTTTTGACTCCTCAAAACCCTTCTAGAGTAACAGGTTTGGGAAGGTTTGCAATATCAAATATCTCCACACACCCACCCTTACCTTTCTTATGAATTGCATTGTTTATAATCTGATCGGTATAATCGTAATCTCCAGTTGCAAAGTCTGAACCATCTATTCTAAAGATAGATAACTGACAACCAGATTTTTGCTTGCCCCAAAACTTGAAGCCGATCTTCTCATAGAAAGCAACAGCATCTTTCTCGGATGAAACTCTAAAATACTTTGCTCCCTTTTTCTTAGCAATGCGAAGTGAATCAAGACATAGAAGTTTAGCAACACCCTTGCCTCTATGAGCAGCAAATGTATGAAGTAGTTGAAGATTAGCAGTATATGGTGGACGTTTACCAACAGTTGTTATAATAGCACCACATAGTTGATCATTATCCCACGCACCAATACAATCACCCCACTGTTTTTGCATATCTGCTTTTGCGACAAAAGTCTTAGCAAATGAGTCTTCTTTGTCAGTTGATATTGCTGCTACAAAATCAGCACGAGAACACTTAGACAACTTCAATGAACTCACGTTTCTTTTCTCCACGATCTTCTGGATGTTTTGTTTTCTCCCAACCTTTGAATTGTTCAAGACTCCAAATCATTGGTGGAAATTTATAACGACCCTCAGCAATCATATCATATACGCTTGGACCATCATTGAGAGCAGCATCAATAAAGTCTTCAACAAATCTAAAACAAGAAGATAGTTCTTCTCTATCTAATGTACCTCTGAATAAACGAAACTCAATAGTTCCGATATGTTTCATTGAATACGTATTGATTGCGTATCTAAAAGGACGACCCATAGAAACGCCATCTTTTCCAGCAGCATGCAGTTTAATAAAGTGATCAAAGTCTGTTGCTAGGTTGATGATGTTATCGCACATATAATCTGGCATTGGACGACCACCATCAAACTTTAGATACATCTTTGCGCCTTTGACTTGCTTCATATCTCCAGTTTCATAGAAACCATATGCATGTTCAATGGCAGTGTGCTGGTTTTCCTTTACGTATTTGATGAAACGCTTTAGCGCATTTACATCTTCTTTCAGTCCTGGAACGTGACAGTGTATGTGTGTATGATTAGTTGTGCATATAGTTGGAGGATGACCAGCTTTATCGAAGTAGTCATATAATTCAAAGTAACGATCTACTTGTTCAATCCAAGTTCTAGTTGGTCTTGTGTTAATCTCACCTCCAAATGGAGGTTCAACACCAAGCGGATCAGCGCAAACATTCTTATGGGGATCTCTTGTGTTAATGATATCACGTTCACTATATTCCCATGCGCCAAGATTATCTGGGACTGTCATGTTTCTTGGTATGTCACCCCATTCAATTTCCATACCATAAGTGTATTTGTCTTTAGAAAACATCATTAATCCTTTGTAGATCTTCACCCTCAACGGCAACCTTAGTAATATGTAGTTTCATATTTCTATCGATTGTATAATAACTATTCATCGGTATCTCTTCAGGATTGCTTAACCCCGATCTAATAGCAATGTCAGCTGTTGAAGTAATTATAAACCCATTCTCAAGTTTAGCCAAGTAAATTGGACGCTTTCCATTTCTATATGCAGTAAGTTCCCTATCCGTAGTTAAAGAACAAACAGCCATTGACATATTTGGAAACTCAGACAATGGGTCATTAGAATGCAGGACAAGTTCAGAATCATTCTTAGTTATGCAGTCATAACCATACAGTTCTTTCCAGTTCTCGGGCAACTCTTGAGTAATAACTCCATTGTGGGCGATAGATTTATTTACATTAGAAATTGGTTGATTGAATTCTAAGTCGCTTGTGCTATATCGGCAATGACCAATCATATAAAGATTGCCGTCAGAGTTTACAATACTCGGTAAGTTATCATCGTGCATATGTAGGAAAACAAATTCATGCGCTGGTCTTGGCGCAATAATGGTTTCTAAACCATCTTTCCAACGAGGTAGAAAAGACATTCCTGTAGCGTGCATTCCTCGAATTTTAGATTCAATGAACACACGCTTGATGATAGCGAAATCTTGTTTCGTTGGTTTATTAAGAACACAACCGATAACAGCGCACATTATGAAAAGAATCCTTCTAAAGAATTTGCTTTCTCTGCTTTAGGATGATACTTAATTAACTCATCATAACCAAGTTTCTCTTCAAGATAATCATACCATTCTTGATTATCCCACATACTTGGAGAAACACCATTCCATAGCTTACGCCACTCTGGATGCTCTTGGTTAGTTCTGCGATCTTCAACGAATTGATAACGTGTATCTTCATATTCTTTACTTCCAAGTTCAAGCATCTTTTCGCGGAAGTAACAAACTAGACTAATACGCTCAGAACCTTCCTCACAAACAATTGGAGTATTGCCATGAATCACTTCATGGTTATTAACTAATAGAAGATCTCCTGGTCGCACATTAACAGCAACACGAATCTCAGGGAACACCAAATATC